TCGATAATGAGTTCACTATGCTCAGTCAGTTTGACGCGGCTGTCATCCTCAAAGGTTATAGCCATTCGACCATTAGATGTCTGCACGTTATCAAGCGACTGAATACCTAGGTCAAGTTCAGCACCGAACTCTTTGCCTCGTACAACTTTTGCGTAGCCGTTTAGCTCAGATATTGAACCAATGTCAGCAGCCTGTAGCTGTCCCTTGGTCGTTTTGGTCAACGCAAAAAGTACCATTAGAACCATTGCTAGTGATTTTAACCCAGTCATTATTGAGTGTACTCGCTTGTGTAATATTAATTGTCCTTGAACCACCTGTATGATCTAACCACATATAACCACCTGAACTAGCGTTAACACCTGTGCCAGTATATGTGACTGTGTTATCGGAACCGTCAATATCCATATAGTTGGTAGCTTGGTTAATATTGATACTGGAAGTAATTGTGTTGTTTGACCCTTGTATAATCCAATCAAGGTCTAATGTCCCAGCTGCTGCGGTGGTTGCTTGGTTTAAAGTAAGTGTGTTTGATGCGCCTGTTACAGCAATATTAACATTACTAGAATCTGCGCTATATGTGTTTGTTGTGTCTGTGACTACATTCATGACGTTTGAGTTGCCAGTAAATTGAAAGAAACCCGTATAGCTATCGGCAGTTATGTCACCTTTCCATAGATTACTCGCACCTATTTGATTTATATCTAGCGTGTTGGTCGTGCCAATAAAATCAAAGTCAGTGAGTGTTCCTGCTACAGAACCAACACCGCCTATCAGGTTAGACCCCCCTTGTTGTTCCAGATCTATGGATGCCGTAGCACCTGACTGATCCATAAAAATTTCATTATCGGCAGCCAGTAATTTCTGGCTTATAAATATAATAATCAAAGCCCAGCCGACAATAAAAACAGCTAACGCAATATAATGTCCATTGTGTTTAATCCACCTTAACATGCCAAAACTCCTTAGCGAGTCCGTCGTTAATAGTTTGCAATACCGCCGTTTCTATTGCTGCTTGGAGTGCTATGTTTATAGACTCGTTTTTTACCGATCCGTTCTCTATCTCTATTAACTCTGTACCATTTGCTACAAATTTAAATACATCTTCGTTATATGCTACACTAAGTACGGTCTTTGTGACTAAAACTTCTAACAATACCCGCCCTGTTAACACTGATATTGTACGTAAAGAAACAGAAAGCGTATCTCTCCTATAGCTTTTAGACAAACCGATACCTAAGTATCTAGCCCCAACACCACCAGAGGTTACGTTACTTTCGTAACCTACTACGCTACCTTGCATTAGTAACCCTGCGAAAAGTAAGGGCTTTAGCTTTTGTTCTTCTTTAAAATCTTGCCTAGCCGACCGTATAATCTGCCGCTCTTTCGCAAGATGTTCTAGCCCTACTCGGTCTACAACGTCAAAGAAGCCTCGTTTCTCTGATCCCGCATGGTGTAACGCACGTATTAGATAAGCAGAAGGATTTTGTGTGACAGCCGTACTAAAACTAGCATACTCACCGTTGCTTCTGCGCTGCCCCGTATCATCTACAAAAGCCCCAGTATATACAGCAACTACAGGTTTCTTTTCCGGGGGATCTACGCGAGCTAATTCTGTGATAAGCAGTTTGCGTACCGTGGCCTTCTCAGTCTTTGGTAGAACGTGGTTATTGACTGACGCGCAGCTAGAAAGTAAAGCTACCAATAGGTACAGATATAGTAGTTTGACCACCGTCTGATTCGTTAATTTTAAGTGTGACTGTATCTCCATTGGTACTATAGTCCACCTGATTGCCTTCTAACGTAAAACTACCACTGGTGCTTTTTGTCTCTCCAAACATGTTATCAACAAGCTGCCTGGATAACTCTGCGTATATTCTACTCTCAAGATTACGAATAAACCTAGCAAGCGTTGTGTTGTTAGAGTCACGCGCCAGCTCTTCTTTATACGCTTGTATCTCTTCTTTGATCGCTTTGTCACGATTAAATTGTTGGTTTTCTATGGTGAGATAGTGGGAACTGGTGGCATTGCCTGAAAAGCTAGGGTTCTTAAACTTAAACAACATCTCATCTGCTGAAACATTGCCCAGGGACCATATGATTGCAAAGATAAGAAAGATACACACGGCTGTGACACCGACTATATGCCCTATAATACTAGCTGTTCTTTTTAGTATCTTTACGATCTGCTGCTTCACGTAACTCTATCACCGTATCTAGTTTCTGTTGCAAGCGTATGATGTCATTGTCTAACATCCGTATTCTGTCAATCAAACCAATCAGGGTCACCATCGTTTCCCCTAACTTTACCTTGATCTCATTCGTTATAAAACCCCATATGAAATAAATCATATAGAGCAAGCCGACTGTGGCAACAATCGGGAACCCATACTCATTAATTAGTTGAGCAATATCCATTAGTCGCGCCTTGCGTCTTCTTTTCCATCGGCTCTTGAAATGCGGTCTAAGTCCGGGCGTAATCCAACCACGCTACACATCGTGCAGTCCATTCTCACCATATCATGGTTCATGGTCTTTACCCGGTTGTCCAAGTTGCTCACAATATTATGAATGGCATCCACTTCGCCCACCACGGATTGTAAGATGTACTTTATCGTAAGAAAGATAAAGAAACCACCTATCAATGACATCGCTATCGGAAACCCTACTTCAGCTATTAGTGTAAATGCTTCGTTCATCAGTAATAATTCCGTATATCCGTTAAGTATTCTCTAGGCTCGTCTTCTTCATCACTCGTTAACTGTAAAAAACCGCCCTTTCTATACCGAATAAGGGCCATGGACATTGAATCACAGTAATCGTCATTGTCTCCGTGCGGAAATGCCGCACATTCATCAATCACTTCCTCTGAAAATGACTTATCCGGCGCCCAAACCATGCCTGATTCAAATATTGGCGCCACCATATGCATCCTGGTGTGCTTATCACGGCCCTTGGACGGTGTATAATTGATCACCGGTATCCCAATAGCACGTAATTCGTCCGTTAACGGTGTTCCAGTGGCCTTGGCCTCAATAATCACCATGTCAGGCTCCCAATATTTGTACTCATCGAGTGCTTTTGCCTTCAATTCTGGGAAATCCCACCGCCCACGCTGGGCATCAAGCAATATCAGGTGCTCGGCCTCACCTTCCAACGGTCTAAACACCCCCCAAGTCGTGATCGCGCTGTAATCCGCCGTTTCTTTCTTCGAGAACGCCGTATCATACGACTGCATCACGTAACTTAACTGCGGAATGTCCTCTTTGTCCCAAACATTCCACCATTCCTTCTTTATAATCGCCCCTTCTTCGGCCACCGGGTTCTGCTGCCACTGCGCGTTCCATTTGGCCAGGGACAATGACGCCTTAACCCGCAATAACTCGTCTTTTTTCCAGAACTCTGGCCACAACACGTTGTCACTCGGCAATATCGCTGGAAATTCTATGATGTCCCACTGATCAGACATCACATCCTGACTCTGTGCCTTGATCAACTTGCCCGTCAAATCCTTCAATGACCATCGTGTCATGACAATCACTATCGAACCGCCCGGTTGTAACCGCTGCCTCGGTCCAGAGGTGTACCACTCATACGCACTTTCCATCGCCGTATCCGATAACGCATCTTGCTCCGAATGCGGGTCGTCAATAATCAATAAGTCTGCACCACGACCAGTAATCGCACCGCCGACACCCGCTGCATAGTACTCCCCACCTTGAGATGTGTCCCACCGACCAGCGGCCTTTGAATCTGCCTTCAATTGAACTTCAGGAAAAATATCCTTGTACACCTCAAGCTCCATCAAGTTTCTGACCTTACGTCCAAAACGTACCGCTAACTCGCCCGTGTGCGTGGTTTGAATAATCTTTAACTTAGGATTCTTGCCAATCAACCAGGCCGGTAACAAATAACTGGCAAACTCTGACTTGGAATGCCTCGGTGGCATATTGACAATGATCCGTGAACCAGGGTTCACCGCCAACCGTTCAAACTGCTTCGCTATCTTCTTATGATGCGCGCCCAATATAAACCCTTCATAACAATGGTTTACAAACGCTAGAAAATTATCTCTGGCAATGGCTCGAACATCAAGTCGGCGCTTCGCTTCTTCTAACGCAAGGACTTCACGGATGACTTCTTCTGGAGCTTGTAACATCAAACAAAGATACCATGTAATGTGGCGGAAATGAATTTATTTTTTGTAAAAATTTTTGGGCAAAATCGTTTTTTTAAAGACCGGGGGGGAGGGGTCTATTGGGGAGGGACCAGGGTCCAATGACAATTACAACGAATTATATTTGCCAAACACTATCTAGCTTACTCATGTATAGCGACGCGGCGCCGTGCGCCCCGATTCGGTGTCGCGACAGCGACAACCTTGATCGACCGAGCCCCTAAGTACCTAAGCCCAACGCCCGACCATAAAAAAAGGCAACCCGAAGGTTGCCTTAGTTCGTGAACCCGAAACGCTATTCACATAGGTCTACATCGATGCTTATATTGTCCCCCCTTTCATCGGTTATATCCTGCCAATCAACCTGCCAATCTTCATAACCATTAGTCATTCTAGCCTTATCTTCGGCATGCTCTTCATCAACGGCATCGACATAGCACGAATATTTTCTAGTCTCTGTCTTAGTAACAAGCCACGTTGGCTCATACTCATCTACATCTAATACAAAGTCTTGCATATGATCCATAGCATGTTCCTTAGCCATCTCTTGGGCTTTTTCGAGACTTTCGGCTTCAATAGGATAATGATTAGTATATCCACCAGTTACCTTAATATAAAAAGTTTTCATACTGTTTCCCCCCTATAATCCCATGATAGTTTGATTGATCTAGCCACGATCCAATTATAGTACTTTGACTGATTCGGCAATATTGCCCACTTCACCTTCTTAATATCACTTAGTATCTGAAAAGGTAGCTTGTCATATAGTGGATATTTAGAGCCTAATATTTCTGTAACACTATTCTTGGTTAGAACAAGAAGATTATCCATGAACTCTTGTTGTTCTTCTTCGTTTAATTGTCCGTATGTTTTCATAAACATTTCCTTTTTGTTGTTGACAGTTATATTATATGCCATGTATCATGGAACTGTCAACAATATATAAAGGTAAATGTTATGGAAAAGAAAACAACGATAATGTGGGAAAAATATTACGAAGACTTACCAATTCCTGATTATTGGGAAAACGTATCTTATGGTAATGATGAGCTGCCTAGTTTTTCATGCAATGGTTATCAGATATGGATTAATCACCCAACATTAGAAGGTAGACAAGAAAACTATCTTGGGATCGGTCATAAAGATTTATCTAAATATGAAGATTGGAGATTTTTTGTCACTTATCAATTTGATTATGGTGAGGTTACAAATGATTTATTATATACCATGCTTTTTAATGAGGTAGTCAATTTTGTTAACAAACCAGATATGTATGCCATTAAACAATTATTGGATTACCACACCAATTACAATCTAAATATTGAAGAATGGCAAGATTACGAGGTTAGAAAATTCATCCAAGATCTATTAGATGGGAAAACAGAATATTTTTTAAACGATGATTTCCCTAAAGAAGTTCTTATCACCTTTTTAAGGGAGCAAGGATAATGAAATACGTAATTAAAGAAATTTGTGACAATGGCAAAAGAGACGAAGATCCTTGGTATCATCGTTATGCTTGTTATTCAAACAAGCAGAGAATTGTTTACAACGATCTTGAAAAAGCAACTCGTGATGCAGAGTCTACAGTAAACAAGCCACATAATGGTGTAATAGGTTATTCAATTTATAAAGTGAAATAGCGAGCGAGCGGCCTTCGGGTCGCTTTTTCTTGAATCCAGGACAATTTGACCTGGTCCGGGCAAATTTGAGCTCGTGTAATCACTTCTAATCCATTTATATCAACAGGCTCTATAGCTACTATCCCCGAATCCCGGCCCGAATCCCGACCCGACCCGACCCGACCCGAATACAGGACAAAAAAAACCGGCCCGAATGGGGCCGGCTGGTGGTCCGGGAAAATGTTAAAAAGCCCGGACCCGAAAAGCGCGCCTAGTGTCAACAACACGCGCCAATCTTTATGATAAGTTAATGCTCGATAATTGCTACCGATTTTTTGCTCTTGCTCGTGGTCCCCATGCATAGGCTACACTTAGCGCATGATGAAATGCGGCCGGCTTCCTTCGATGCCGGGCAAGCAATTTCATTAGGTAACAATGTTGATTTTTCCGCACGTACCCTAAAAGTACGGAAACCGGCTGCTTGATAATCTAGCGCTTGTTGTTTCGTATCGGCGCTGGCCATTACATACTTGGACCATTCTTTATTAGCGCGCTTTACTTGGTGAGTGTAGCCGGTAAATGATTCGGCCGCATTTATTAACGGCTTGAATACTTCACTTGGTACAGCGAGCGGATCACCATAAGATCCAATTCGTAATTTTCTAGTTCGCTTATGGTTGCGAATCATATCGGCGACTTGCGCTGGCGCTACTTTTTCGTAGCGGTCATATTTATAAGCGCGCCACAGACTAGTTACGGCCTTACCTAGTTGGACATAGCAAGTGTTATCATTAATTGGACGCCTAGGACAATCACCACAGATTGAAACATCAAGGCTCATTTTAGCGGCTTCTACCGGATGTATATCTCTAACCAATATCCATATTTGAAACATGTCGCCAGTTTTATCATTCTTAGATCTAGTTTTAAAACCGGATATTAAAACGACAATGTCCTTGCCGTCTAACATTGATGGACCTTCATATATAATAAACGTATTCTTATTAAACATTTTTATATCCTTTAACATTTAAGAAGTGATCATTATATAGAACATCATATCCCATGTAAAGTATTAATTAAATATTGTAATATGGTATTACATGGTTTATTATAGTATCTCATTAAATAAATGTTAGGTTAGAATTATGAAAAAAATATATATAGCTCAAATGCCGGATATTGATGGTTACGGCTTACGAGTAATTAGCGCAAACAAAAAAACAGCGTTAAAAGAATTAGAAAAAGGTTTCAACAAGTGGACCAAAGATCAGCCATACTATAATTTTAAAGATTTTGATGGCGCCATGAAATGGTTTAGCGGTAGCGTAACCGNATACACACTAGACAAGTGTGAAAATGGTTGGTTGTTATGAACGATAAACAATTTTTAAGCTTTATAAAAGACACATTAATTTCGGATGTAAGAGAGTCCGGGCAAGAACAAACTGCCGAGGATATAGCTAGACTTCTGAAGCTTTTTCAGACTGTTTTAGATAGCTTTCATTATCTGTCTCGTGAGGTCGAGGAGGATTTGGTTGATCTTCAGGAAGACTCGGTGTGTAGTCGTCAATGGATGATAATTGAATCTGCCAATTCCATTCGACTTCTTAGAAGTCTTGGTGTGCCCTACCAAGAGCTAAAGGTTAGTCGTGAACATCTCTCTTGGATCGTAAATAAATCTGTATTGTATGCCGGTTACCCTTGTGCTGAAGATATAGATAAAGAAGTGCTGTCCAAAGCTAAACTTATTTTAGCGGAGGATGACAAAAGAAAATGAAAACAGCCGGGGTCCCTACAAAAACCCCGGCTTTCGTGACGTAATGCCGGGCCGCCAGGGTATGCGGTCCAACGATCTCAGTGTAAGACATCTCTAACCATTCGGCAAGACCCGACCCGACCCGAATTACCCCGAACCCGAATCCCGACCCGACCCGACCCCGACCCATGATCCCTCAACCATTAACTCCCGAACCCGACCCCGAGCTATGTCATGCATAACAGTGATTAAATCCCCGAATCCCGAACCCGACCATAGACATTCGACCACAGGACCCTGGCCATTGGACTTCAGACCGTGGATCATGAGGTTTTTACCTTGGTCCCCGTCAAATAAATATAGGTTCGGGCTCTTGAGGGGGCTGACTAAGTAGAAATTAATCCCACCCGCACGATGATGTGCGTAATTCCAAGCATGCTGGAACGCAGACACCTTAACTGCGTTAGTTTTCGTTATTTTTAATTCTACCCAAAATGAGATGCCCTCGGCACACAGGTATAGGTCTGGAACGCCACCCCCTGTCCTGTTTTCAATCCGCTGATGCTGCCAGTGGCTCGGTATCGATTGGCGTAGGTTCGTCCAAAGTAAGGCTTCTGGCTGGCTCATCATCAATCTCCTCATATTTGCCTTCAATAAAGGCTTCCGGGTGACTGTTTCTTAGTTCTGACAATCGCTCTTCGACGGCTTCTCGCGACAGCCCTTCGATTGAATGCAGATGGTTCTGTTCTCGCCTATCAATGGTTAGCCCACCCAAAGCTGAACGTATTTTTTCGGCATTTACTGCCGCTGAAAACTGCGAGGCTTCTTCAGCACCCCTGGACAACCTATCGAATCTCTCCATCTGGCCAATAAGTGTGACTCCAAAACGTCGCTCTCGGTCTTCTCGAAGCTCGTTAATGTATTCAATCAAGTGTGGAAAGCGTTCACCCTTCAGCAAAACGCTTGCTTGGACATTCGCAGAGTCTGCTGCATAGCCGGCTTGCCGGGCGCATTCAGCATTGGAATGTCTTCCGTCTACAAATATTCTTGCAAACTCTTTTTGGCGCTGCGTTAGTTTTCTTCCAGATGCTTCTTCAATCTCACGAGCTCTTGATTCAATAGTCTTTCGAGTAACCAATTCTTCCCTCCAGGCAAATGTTCTATAATAGGGGTCAATATATATTTTTGCTTCTAAAAAAACAATCTTATGCGCGCGGTGGTCGGAAACCTGCTATTTGTCTCACTTTCTTGGGACGGCAGACCCCCTTTGGGACGAGCGTTTGGGACGAGGTCCCTGGTCCAAGAACCCTGCTACATGTACCTTTACCCATAAAAAAACCCTAACCGTCCCACTTTCTCACTTTTTTACCTCCAAAAATAAAAAAACAAACACTAAAAATATATTCTGCCCCCCTATATAGACAAACAGATGTTTGCACATCTCCCATGTATGATATACAATGATTCTACAGCATTAAAACAAGAAAGGAGAAAGTAATGCAAATCATCAACTCAACAGACATCAACGTCAACGGTACTTCAAAGCAAAGCACCTTCCGAGCCACGTACTGGGAGCTCATCGAAGCTTTCGGTCAACCAACCTACCGTGGTCCAGAGTACCTAGACGACAAACTCAACGTCGAATGGGTACTGCAAGTGGACGGTGAGCCGGCAACAATTTACGATTGGAAATCTAGCATCGCGCCAGAAGACAATAGCACCTGGAACATTGGCGGCTTCACACATGCTGCCGCATGGAAAATCATAGATATTCTCAACAAAAAAGAGGTGGCATAATGAGCAGATTAGCACATTCAAACCCATACTTTGATGATGTACTGACAGACATCGATATTCAATTAGGTGTAATTTTTAAAGGAAGCACGAAGATGGTAGAAGAAACTTATTTGGACCAGCTCGAAAACACGCAAGCCATTTACCATGAGTGGGAAGACATTCCATGGATGCGTATGGTGAAGCTTTGCATGACGAAAGCATTTGAAACCGGTGCAACATGGGATGCGTTTTTGCACGGTGAAGACTCCTTAATAATCGAAAAGCTTTTAGCAGCTTTTGTAAGTGGTGATAGCGACACTAAAAAACTCCTGAATAATCTACAGGCCAATGTCGTAGATTTTTACGACGAGGAAGTGCGCGAAGACTTTTTGAATCTATGAGCATTAAGTCTTTGAAGCTGAAATCTAAAATCATCCAATGGCCCTTGGGCGATGGTGCAACGCCATTGTTCCAGGGTGTCATCTACAACCAAGAAATAGAGAAGGAACTGGAAACACTCATTGCCAGCTTGCAGGGCGAGGACATCACCCCGGAAGAATTCATCGAGCAGCACCTGTTCTTGGTGATGTCTCAAACTGGCGAGAGCCACGAAGAAGCAAAAGAGAACCTTTCATCTCTGTTAAGAAGAATTGCAAATCAATTGAGGAAAAGACTATGAACCACAAAGACTATACAATGTTCAGCGAAGCTTTGGTTAACGAAGAACTGCAAATATGCACCTGGCAGCTCCATGAGCTCGTGCTGCTGTTCGAGAAGAACGACCCGGACTTCCAACGAGATAAGTTCTTCAAAGAACTGTTCCGTGGTCCAAAGAAGAAGCCTAACTTAACGGTGGTAATATAATGTGGATAATTCCAAAAAATTTCTCCGGCACTTATCCCTCTGTTCAGGGTACTCAGGAATTGGGCTTGGACTCAAACGAGTTCTGCCAGCTCTGCGAGAAATCGCTCATGTGGAAATCGAAGGCTACGCAGTCCAAAACCTGGTTAACAAGATGGAACAAGGACACTTACCTCCAGCACCTGTCTACACAGACCTTAAAACCTTTCCATTCGCAGACTTTCGTGGATGCGTGGACGTCCTATCTGGCGGCTTTCCCTGTCAGCCCTTTAGCCAAGCCGGGGCGAGAAGAAGCACCGAAGACCCACGCCATCTCTTCCCCTACATTGCCGATGGAATCGACGCCTGTGCAGCAAGATATGTTTTCCTCGAAAACGTTGAAGGAATCATCTCCTCCAAAACCGCTGACGGGGAGAGTGTTCTCCGATATGTCCTCAGAGAATTGGAACAGTTACATTATACAGCGTCGTTCGGAATATTCAGTGCGTCAGAAACAGGCGCAAGCCATCAGAGAAAGCGAGTATTTATCCTTGCTTCAAGAGATGGAGAGTCCCTCGATGACTTGCTCACCGGACACTCAGAGCCAGAACCCGCCATCTGGCCAGCAAGACCCAACCAACAACAGTTTGAATGGGAAGAACCAAGAGTCCTCTAACTGGCTGACACCTAGAGTCCTTGAGGTTGATGAAAGCTATGAAAATTATCAACAACGCATGGTTAA